AGTTCTTTCGCTCTCCAGTGCCTTCAGTTTCCCGTCGATGTAGGTTTTTATATTAGGTTTTATTAAGTTTTCTGCTGCTATTACTGCTGCTGTCTTCTTGCTATATCCCGCTTTTACTGCCGATTCTGTTGCGTTTCCCGTTTCGATGTAGTGGTCTGCAAAGCGTTTCTGCTTTTCTGTCAATTTCATACTTGTTTCACCTCGTTTCTTGAAAAATAAAAAAAAAAGACAGCTTTTACACTGTCTTCTGTTAGCCAGGCGTATGGCTCATGAATCCCGCCTCGACAAAAAATTATCCCAAATTTCCTAAACCCTAAATTTCCAATCTAACACATTATAACATATTGACAAACTATTACAAGGACATGAAAGTGACATTTTCATTAATTTTTTTTAATAATTCAGTAGTTCTGCTATCAGGTCATTGGAAAATATCTGGACTTCCAGCTTCTTGACAAGTGCGTTTTTCTGCCTTTTGGCAGTTCTTTCCGTGATATTCAGTTTTTCAGCTATATGTTCGAAAGTTAATTCTTCGAAATATTTCATCGTAATCACATCATAATATTTCTCATCTTCAATATTTTTCAATGCCTCTTCAACACTGCTTATGACATTCTGTATCTTTCCTATCTCACCCTCGAGGTTCTCTATCATATTTTCGATTTTTTCGATTTCTGGAAGATATTTTTTAGTTGCCTGGACATTTACTCCTAAATCTTTTTTCTGTAGCAGTACGGGGTCATTTTTTAAGCCTGTTAACTTCCTGGACTTTACATCAAGAGCTCCTTTCAGGAATTTCAGATTATACAGAAACTTCTCTGTTTTCTGGAAGGGGGTAAGTTCCTGTTTGAAATTAATATCTTTGTCCGCCTTCATCTGCCTTACCACTTCATCCGCTATATCTTTTGCTGTCAGCCTTACCATTAATACTCCTCCTTTGTCCTTTCATTCATATTCTTAAGCCATTTTTCATGATGCACTTTCAGAAACTCTTCTTCGGTTGCACCTACGTGTTTTACTATCGACATCATGGCCCCGATGATCCTGTTCTCAGATTCTTTAATTCTTGTCAAATACACCATTGCCATTTCAATATCTGGAAAACTCCTCTGAAATTTCCAGTTTCCATACCCTGTGTTTCTGATTATCTTCTGATTGGTATAGCTGAGATAGAAATGCAATACATCCGAAAGTTCTTCCAGCACTTTTTCCCGGTTTATCTTTTTTGTACTGTTTTTCCAGTAGTTCCATTCACTCTTGAGTTCCTGTGCCAGTTCCCCCAGTTCAGTGAAATATGCTATGTAGATTCTTATTGGATTTCTTTCTCTTACTGTTTCCTTTTCATCAAATTTTTTATCAAGCATCGCCTGTCTTTTCAAAAGTTCTTCAATATCAAATTCTTTCAGTGCTTCCATCTTTTTTTTCCTCCATCAATAATTCTAATATTTCGTTATATGCTTCTATTTTTCCGCTTAATATGTGATAGCTTGGGTCTCTTAGTTCATATTTCTTTTTTGACTTAGCGCAGATGTTTATCTTTTTCTTCAGTAAATTTATTAGCACTATTTTCATTCTTTTCCTCCTCACATTCTCTCAAATACCAGTCTAAATATGTCTTAGCTTTTCTATAATCTTCTAAGCCATTTTTCTTTTCTGCTCTTATCAGATACTTCATTGTATTTCCTTTACAGAATGACTTGAATCCCTCTTTTCCGAGTACTGATTTTATTACTTCTATTGATTCAACATTTAAGCCTTCAAGTTTATAATGCTTAGGACTTTTAACGTTGTTCTCAACGCTGCTCAACTCTACTCCGTTTTTATCTGTTCCACTCAACGCGTTTTCCTCCTCCGGTTTTTTAAATTCATATCCCTGCCTCATCAGTCTTCCTGCTTTCAGCGTGACTGAATATTTAGTCCTCTTAAGTGCATTGGCACAGGCCTTCGCACCTTTTATGTAGTAAAAATCCTGTAGGAACTTTATTTCCTTCTCGGTAAATCTTGCTTCCGCCCTGTTCAAAAGGCTTTCGTTTCTGAGTTTTGTCAGTCCTGAACTCCCGAACATTTCTATCATTTTGCTTCTTACTGCATTTTCCGTTCTGCCCAGTCTCCTTGCGATTTCTTTTTTTTTGTTGTTGGTGTCAAAAACAAGCTTTTTCAACAACTTCAGTTCCTGTTCTTTCCAAGGCTCCTCTATCTTGATTCCGTAACGGTGGGCGGCCTCTTCTATAGTTCTTTTGCTCCTTTCGAGGATTTCTGCTATTTCCTTAATTCCAAGCCTTTCAACGGTTCTGAGATATCTCAGGTCTTCTATCTCTCCCGTTGTCCAGCTTTTATAAACTCTTCTCATTTTCTAACTTCCGCTCTCAATTATTTCCGCCGTGTACGGCAGGAAATGTTTATTAAATTTTGTGATTAATGTCCTTGAATATTTTTTTAACCTTGCATCTATATCCAGATTTTTATCTGTAAACATCTGAACCACTTTAAAGTTGACTATAATGTCTTTCAAGGTTGTGAGGGCTTCGGCAACTTCGGGGTCTTCACATGGAAGATCATCCTTCCATTTCTCGCTGTAGTGCTTGTCAAATAACTCCCTGAGTCCGTCGTACAGTGCATGCATTCCCCTGTCACGGTAGATTTTCTTATCAAAATTGTATTTTTTCTTCATTTCGGGGCTGTGGAAAAGGAACGTCATCCTGACTGTCTGCTCAATAAGGCTCTTAAGCCCTTCATAATTTTCAAGCATCGGGTAGTTGCCCATGCTTTTAATTTTAACTTTCTTCATGTCAAGCTCCCTGTTTGGTTCCGGACAGTATCTGTTAAGTCCAAACTGATTGAAAAGCCTGAACCTGTCTAGCAGATAACCTGATGCCTTGTAAACTGAGAACAAGAACATATGTACTTCCCCGTTCTCCAGTATTTCTTTTTTAACTTCCTTCTTATCTAGTTTTTTCGTTTTTAATTTTCTGGCCATTATCTTTCACTTCCCTGTATTTTTCTATTCTCGCCTTCAGGCTCTGCAGCAGTTCCTCCTGTATGTCACCTTTACTTTGCAGTGCTTTCATGACGTCCTCGTCACGTGTATTACTGCAGACAAGGTGGTGTATTATAACCTTTTCTTTCTGCCCTTGCCTGTGCAGTCTCTTGTTAGCTTGCTGATAGAGTTCAAGGCTCCAGTTAAGTCCAAACCAAATCACATGGTTCCCTCCGTCCTGTAAGTTAAGCCCGTATGCCGCACTTGCGGGATGTGCAAGCAGGATGTCAATTTTTCCACTGTTCCAGTCCTTTTCATCCTGCACCGTCTTAAGTTCTCTCACTCTGAGTCCTGTCTTGACCAGTGCACCCTTCATCCTGTCAAGGTCATGTTTGAAGCTGTAGAACACCAGTGCCGATTTCCCGTTGAGTTCCTCCACCAGTTCCATGAACCTCTCGATTTTACATTTATGGATTTCATGCACATCCCTTTTTTCGTCATACACGGCTCCGTTACTTAACTGTAACAGCTTGTTTGACAGTGCCGCCGCATTTGCGACTGTAATCTCTTCAAGGTTGTTAAGCTCCAGTATCATCTGTTTTTCAAGTTCCCCGTACTGTTTCCGTGCTTTCATATCAAGTTCCACATTGATGATATTGTCGACCACGTCAGGCAGTTCAAGGTAATCCTCCGCCTTCATGGATACGCATATGTCAGCTATTCTGTCCATGATGGATTTGTCCGAACCCTGCTTAAGTTCGTATTCGCCGTACGGATTGTTCCCGTACCTGTAGAAATTAAAGTATCTCTCCCTGAATGCCGTTATATTTTTTCCCAGCCGTTCGCCCTGGTCCAGCAGGTAGATCTGTGCCCATATGTCCTTGAGTCCGTTCGGTGCGGGAGTTCCTGTGAGCCCCACAAACCTTTTAATCTTACCCAGTACAAGCTTAAGTGCCTTGAACCTTTTGGCCTGATGGTTCTTAAAGCTTGAGAACTCGTCTATGACAACCATGTCAAATGGCCAGTCGTTCCTGTAGTAGTCCACAAGCCACGGGATGTTCTCCCTGTTAATCACGTATATATCGGCAGAGGTGTTCAGTGCATTAATCCTTTTTTTTTCTGAACCCAGTACAGCTGAGAATTTAAGGAGCTTCAGGTGATCCCATTTTTCTGCCTCTCTGAACCACGTGCTTTCTGCAACTTTTTTCGGTGCTATGACAAGTACCCT